TTAAAACGTGAGCATTTTGTTCATTACCAGTACATGCCCGGGCTAGGCTTCTATGGATTTGGCTTAATTCACATGATTGGAGGGCTGGCTAAGTCAGCGACCTCCTTATTAAGGCAATTAATTGATGCTGGCACCTTATCCAATCTCCCCGGTGGGCTAAAAGCCAGAGGATTAAGGATAAAAGGCGATGATACGCCAATCATGCCCGGAGAATTCCGGGATGTAGACGTTCCCGGCGGTACGATCAAGGATAATATTTCATTCTTACCCTATAAAGAGCCGAGTAATGTTCTTTATCAGTTAATGGGGGATATTGTAGAGGAAGGCAGGCGTTTTGCCTCTGCTGCGGACGTAAAAGCTGCGGATATGAATGCAGAAGCACCTGTTGGCACTACTTTGGCCATTTTAGAGCGCTCAATGAAGGTTATGAGCGCTGTTCAGGCTCGGTTGCATGCCTCTATGAGGGTAGAACTACGCATTTTAAGTAAAATAGTGCGTGATTTTGGCCCCGAAGAGTACCCATATGCGACAAATGGGGAGCAAATTGTTAGTGCTGACTTTGATGATACGGTAGATATCATTCCTGTCAGTGATCCGAATGCTGGGACAATGGCCCAGAGGATTATGCAGTATCAAGCAGCTTTGCAGTTAGCTGCCCAAGCTCCAGAGATGTACGATATGCCCTTATTGCATCGCCAGATGCTGGATATTCTGGGCATTCAGGACGCAGATAAGATTATTCCTAATGAGGATGATGTTAAGTTAACTGATCCTGTCAGTGAAAATATGAATATTATCAATGGCAAGCCTGTGAAGGCATTTATTTATCAGGATCATGAGGCCCATATTCAAACCCATATGGCATTGTCAGAAAATCCCAAAGTCATGGAGATTATGCAGAAAAGCCCGAATGCACAAACAGCAATGGCCGAAATGTCAGCGCATGTTCAGGCGCATTTGGCATTTCAATATAGAATGCAGATTGAAAAAGAGCTTGGTGTACCGCTACCTGCTCCTGATGAAACATTGCCAGAAGATATTGAGTATAGAATATCAAGGCTTGTTGCCCCGGCAGCGGCCCAGCTTTCCGGGAAAGCAGCCCAAGAACAGCAAATGGCGCAACAGCAAGAGCAGATGCAAGATCCTATTATTCAAATGCAGCAGCAAGAGCTTCAACTCAAGCAATCAGATATACAGCGTAAGGCAGAAGCCGAGATGGCTAAGATACAGCTTGATATGCAAAAAGCAATGACTAAAGCGCAGTTTGACCAGCAGAAACTAGAGCAAGATGGTCAGTTAGAAGTGGCCAAGCTTGGGGTCAAGATAGCAGAAACAAATACTAAAGAAGAATTAAGTTCGGCTCGTATAGCTTCTCATGACCAAGTAGCTGGAGCTAAGATAGGTATTGATATCGCAAGAGAGATAATGGGCGATAAATGACAAAAGAAATAGATATATTTGATTATTTGAGATCAAATATCCGTGATCAAATGAACGAGTTAAGCGACCACCTCAGCGGCGGGGCTTGCAAAGACTACTCAGATTATACAAAATGCTGTGGTGTTATACAGGGTTTAGCTTTAGCAGAGAGAGAAATACTTGACGCAAAAGACAGATACGAAAAACTTTAACGACTCTGGGCGTTTTCCCAGTGCAATAACGCTAGGTACTGCCTAGTGCAAAAAACGACTTTGGGCGTATCCCAATGCAAGGAGAAAAAATGAGCGAACTAGCTCAGCTTCCAGAGCAAAGCGAAGAAAGCGATGCTCCTTACGCAAGTCAATTACCAAGCCCTCGGGGCTATAAGATATTGATTGCGCTTCCAGATCCCGATAGGGAGTATGATGGTGGCATACTAAAAACTACCAGAGCTGTTCAGGATGAAGAGATTGGATCAATTGTAGGGATGGTTCTTACATTAGGAGCTGACTGTTATAACGATCCAAAACGATTCCCCTCCGGGCCTTTCTGCAAGGAAGGCGACTGGATACTTATGAGGTCTTATTCTGGAACTAGATTCAAGGTTCAAGGAAAAGAGTTTAGGCTTATCAATGATGACAGCGTTGAAGCCGTAGTAGAAGACCCAAGGGGAGTTGTTAAAGCATGAGTGAAATACAAGAAAAAGATAGCGATCTTTATCAAGAGCCTTCTAGCGCAGAAGATAAGTTTTTTGGCGTTAAAACGGTTGTAGAAAAGAAAAAGCCTGTTGTTGAAGAAGATTCAGATATTAACTTAGAGATTATTGATGACCGTCCTGTAGAAGATAGGCGGCCAGCAAAAGCTAAGAGTTCAGATTCTGATGAAATTGAAGACGAAGAACTTGGACAGTATTCTGAAAGAGTTCAAAAAAGGTTAAATAAGTTAAAGTTTGACTATCATGAAGAGAGAAGGCAAAGAGAAGCCGCAGAGCGCATGCGGGAAGAAGCAGTTTCTGTTGCTCAACAATTTGCGAATAAAACTAAAGAACAGGAAGCCCTTATTTCAAGAGGTGAATCGGCTTTAGTTGACCAAATAAAAGAGCGAGCCCAAGTATCTTTGCAAAGTGCTGAGAACGCCTATCGTAAAGCTTACGAAGAAGGTGATACTGATAAGATTATCAGTACCCAGCAAGAGATGAACAAGTCTCAGGTAGAGCTTCATGATATAGATCGTTATAAAAACAATATGAGCCAGCAGGCTCAAGCTCAACAAGCTTATCAGGAACAGAATCACCAGCAGGAAATTGCTAGAAGGGCAGCTCAAAATGTAGCTTCTCAACAACAGCAAGCTCCTCAGATAACACCAGAAGCCCAACAATGGGCTGAAAAAAATGATTGGTTCATGAAAGATGGTCATGAAGAAATGACGGCCCTTGCTTATGGATCACATTCAGCAGCAGTGAGGCAGGGGCTAGCCCCGTCCACTGAAGGTTACTTTTCTTATATAGATAATCGTATGAGATCTGCTTTTCCAGATTATGACTGGGTGGATAATGGCGACCAAAATAGCCGTGGCGCACTCGTGACACACAGTCAACCTTCGTCGGTGGTGGCACCCTCCTCTAGGAGTAATGGTGCTAAACCGCGCACAATACGGTTAAAGGCTACCCAAGTGGCTCTCGCTAAGAGACTTGGGTTAACTAATAAACAATACGCCGAACAACTCTCAAAGGAGAATTAGTGATGGCTGACGAGCGCACCCCAAGAGAAAATGAAATGCGAGAAATGGAAGAGTATCGATCTAGTGATGACTGGATTCCTGCCTCTATCTTGCCAACCCCCCGTGAACAAGATGGGTGGGTTTATAGATGGGTCAGGACTAGTGTATTAGGCCATTCGGACAATATTAATGTCTCAAAAATGATGAGAGAAGGTTGGGAGCCATGTCAATTTGACGACCACCCTGAGCTGAAACTAATGAGTTCAGATATTGATTCAAAGTTTGTAGGCAATGTTGAGATTGGTGGCTTATTACTCTGTAAGGCTCCAGAAGAAAAGATTGATGCTAGAACAAGACACTTCCAAAAAGTTGCGGCAGATCAAATGGAATCTGTAGACAACAACTTCTTGCGTGAAAACGACCCTCGTATGCCTCTCATGAAACCTGAGAGAAACACGAGGACAACCTTTGGAAGAAATTAACCTTGTTGTTGCGGGGTTGATTTTTAATTAGTAAGGAGGCCAATTATGGCTACTACTGCAACCCCAATGGGGGCAGAACCTACTGATACTCTTAGTGCGAGCGGCTCTTTTACAGGTAAAGTTCGTCATATTAAGATTGCCAGTGCATATGGTACTGCAATATTTTACGGAGATTTCGTAAAATTAGTCGTGGCAGGAACAGTGGAAAAAGCCGCAGTAACAACAGCTGTTGTTGCTGGGACTGTTGGTATTTTCGTAGGCTGTACCTACACCGACCCCAACTCAAAACAAATGACGTTTAATCAACAGTGGCCCGCTAGTACAACGGCCTCAGATGCTTATGCGTATGTTGTTGATGATCCTAAACTGTTGTTCCGCATGCAAGGCGATGAAGCGATTGCTCAAACTGGACTTGGAAACAATGTCTCAGCAGTAAGCACAGCGGGTTCAACATCCATCGGTCGAAGCAAGAACGCCCTTGACGGGGGCTCTATTGCCACGACTAATT